ACGGCATTGATTTCCGCGTGAATCGTTGCTTGTTCGTGTCCGTCCCTCACAATTGAGGTGTGATTAGAACCACCAAGGAAACCATTGTAGCCCATACTTATGAGACGGTTGTTCTTCACGAGTACGCATCCCACATTGAGTCTATCACACGGCGATCTAACCGACGCAAGTTCTGCGGTCTTCATAAAGTACTCATTCCATGAGATACGATTGGTCATATTTAAAGAAATTGTCCAACTAATCTTTAAATGTGTGAAACCAATCCATGTAAAAATTTTGAATTTTGTAATGGGTATATATGTACCCACCCAAATAAATACCTTCTAAGTGGTGGCAACCCAAATTTGTGTATAAATTGTGGTGTTATGTTTCGTAAAGAATTATTCTTCAAAGATGATGTGGAATGTCCCGTTTGCATCGAAACAAAACGAGGAATAACACAACCAAATTGTGAGCACGCGATTTGTATCAAGTGTTTCCGTGATTGTTATTACGGTATATATAATGAACCAGATTTCCCCTATCCGAAAGATATCGAAGAAGAATACGAGGAATATGGGGGTTTGTGTGATACACCTAAATCATTTCTTGATAAATATCCGTTAATTTATGATTATGAAGAAGAATGTAATAAAAGATTTGATAAACAAGAGCAAACGCGAATAATGAATAGTAGGTGTCCTTTGTGTCGGAGTTAATCATCTCAAATCTTTATCCGCTGTGTAATATGTTTTCCCTTTTGTGACAAAACTGTGAACCCTTGCGTACCCCCACGCTTGTGGAGAAGCTCCTGGACGATGCCCAGTTCTCCACGCAGCGAGACCTCTGTTATACACCGTTTGAAGTGTCTTGAGGGGTATCTTTGTAGCCTTCGCTATCTCCGGGAGGGACTTGACACCTGGATACTTCTTTCTAAATCGTTGGGTATATGAAGATGTGCGAGTCTTTACACCCTCATCCGTCTTGAAATCCGCGTAATCCTTCTTGAGCATCTTTTTGTAGCGAGTCTCCACAGACTTTAGGGTTCTGAGACCACGAAAGTATTTGAGGGGTGCATAGATTTTACCCTCAGTTCTGCGCAATTCCCTAACCTTTTTAGATATTTCCTGATCAGTGAGAGGCATCTTAATTATTATGTAGATTTAATTCAATGGGTTGGGGTGAAGAAAAACCAATTCCAGAAGATGAGATATCCTGTAACATTTTCTGTAACTGCTGTTTACTAAGTTCTATAATGGGATTAATGGTTGGTGGTGTGATGGTAAAAATGTATTATGCTGGTTATTTGTGACGCAGATACTTTACAGCTTCTAGAATGTTTGAAAAAATTTTGTTACCAAAACGAACTCTACCTGACTTTGCCGACACCCACCCCTTGTGTCCATCGTAATAACACCTTTGAATGTCAACCATTATAAAAATATGAGATTATTTTACAGAAAGGTGAGATGGGTCTGACAATTATTATGGGAAATATGTTTTCAGGTAAAACTTCGGAACTCATTCGCCGACTTAAGCGTTACAAAGTTCTCAACAAGAAAGTTGTTGTCATCAATTCTTCAAAGGATACCAGGTCTCCTGAGGAGGTCATCAATACCCACGATGGTGTTCAATTTCCGTGTCTCAAGGTTGATCATATATCACACTGTATCATCAAAGAATCTTTTTGTAACGCGGACATTGTGGCGATTGATGAAGCCCAATTCTTCACAAACCTCAAAGAATTTGTGGAAATGTGTCTCTTTCTCAATAAATCGGTGATCATAGCTGGTCTTGACGGGGACTACAAGCAACGAAAGTTTGGAGAAGTCATTGATTGTATTCCATTAGCGAGTGATGTCACAAAGCTTTCAGCTCTCTGTATGGATTGTAAAAATGGAACACCTGGTCCATTCACAAAGAGGATTGTTCAAAATGATGATCTTGAACTGGTTGGTGGTAATGATATGTATAAGGCTGTGTGTCGCAGACACTTAAAATCTATGGACATCAAGGATGAGGGTCACTCTTTTCTCCAAACTGCGTTTCATAAGGCCATGGAATCGCGAATGGTCGAATAAAAAATCTTTCCCAGGTTCGTGTAAATGACCACCATTTGATGTGTAAAGTACACAGTGTTTGCCACCTTTAATGGTGAGATGATACCTCAACATAAGATTACTCTCTGCGCGGTGTGCGGGTATGGTCATGGGACCCTCAATCACAGCGAACTTTCCAGACTCTTTATCTACACATGGTATCTGATCAATAATCTTTTGAACTTCTGGAAAGTCTTTGACTTCATAGTAATAGTACCCGTTGTTTTTCTTAAACCATGGATCAAGTTTGTGGAAGTACTTTTTCTTTGCGTTTCCGAGACCCTTCTCATATTCATAGAGGATCTTGTTATAGTTTGCCTTAACAAACCAAAGATTAGGGTAGTCTAATACATGATATTCAAACTTATGATAAATCAGATCAACAAGGGTGTTTCGCATCCCAACAAGTGGCCTGAGTGGATTTTGAAAGTACAATCTATCTATTGGTGATTTGAGATAGTCGTGGAGTACAAGAACCACTGGTACCCAGAGGAGGTGCCACATTAATTTCTCAGCATAAAATAAAAATGCCAGGTTACGGCAAGCGAATGGAAATGTATGCCCCAGAGCCCACTGATGAAATCCAGGATGTTGAACAACGCTTCGTGATGCCAAAATTGACCCTCGTCCAATTGACCATCCTCGCGATGATCCTCTACTATGCGTGGTCTGTGCGTAAGATGAACCGCGCCGTTGTCTCCACCGCGATGCTCGCGATTGGTCTCCTTCATATGTATGACCACCTGTACCGTGTGAAGCGTGGTGATGAGCGTCTCTTCTTCTTCCCAGAAGCGAAGAAGGAGGGTTACTGCAGTATGTGCCAAAAATAAATTAGTAGTAAATTGTAAGAATGCACGTCAAAATCCTTCGTAGCCCTGATCGTAAAAAGAAGTTCAGGGCGATCCTCGGTGACGGCAGGACTGTTGACTTTGGTGCCAGTGGGTATTCCGACTACACCAAACACAAGAATCCTTCGCGTATGCGCTCGTATGTTTTGAGACATGGTGGGCAGATCCCCAAGCGTGTGGTTGCCGAACGCGAGCCGGCAATGATACACAGAATGATGCGTAATATAGATAAGAGTGACAGGGAAGATTGGAAGCTATCTGGTATTGGTGGGGCGGGTTTCTGGTCGCGGTGGTATCTCTGGAGTCAGCCAACAATTCCAGCGGTACAACGGTTCATGTCAAAAAGATTTGGAATTAAATTTATATGATAATACTAAATGGCTACAATCGTTTTAGGATTATGCTGTGTATCTTCCATGATTGGTGGAGGATACCTGGCATATAATGAAATGAAAAAATCACAGTTGGAGGAAGCTGCTATACAAAGACAGAAAACCTTCGCAAAAACACCAGGACTTCATATGTTCTATGAATGTGATTATAAGGAAGATGGTGTACTTCAAGTGATAGATGAATCACTTCCAAAGACTACGGAAGATGAAGCTACAATTGATATGGATGGTGGTTTTAAATCATTCATTATCACAAGTGGATATAAAGTAGACACATATGATAAGAATGGGCTCACTGGCGTAAAAATGACATATAGCGGGCCTCAAAATATGCAATGCCTTTCTACCCCTATTAAAAGTTTAAAATTCTACAAAGCTTAATTATCGGCAAGACCACGCCTCTTGAGGTTAGCCCTGAGATCAGCCATAAGAGCAGCGCGTGCGTTCTTTGGAGGAGCGCGCATTGGGAGTGGAGGTGGAGGTGGTGCCATCCTTCTTGGTGACACACGGACAGCTTGTCGTGGCGCTCTTGGTTGTGCAGGTTCAGCCTCCCTAAGAACCATTTTACACACCTTAATAAACTTTTTAGCACTCTTCGCTTGATTTTCCAAGCTTGGCTCATTCTTGTTTTTCTTCAACTTTGATTCAAGCTCTTTCTTTGTAAGTTTTACACGCTTCCCCTTGATATCTTTGGTGACGCGGAGACCCATCTTTTTTACTTTTTCCTTGAGTTTGTCGTACTCCATTTAATATAGACTGGGAAATTAATGGTAGCGAACACCGGCCCTTGTGGCAGCATCGTCAATTTCGTCAACCATTTCCCATGCCCACAAACATTCCTGAGCATCTTGGTGTTCGCAGATTGAATGCGCCAAATCAAGGGCTTC